TGCTGGAGGCGCGTGGGTCGACGACGGCCATCGGGCGCAAGAACGAGCCGAGGCCGGGCGTGCAGGCTCCGGTTCGCCCGAAATGGCTCCCGGCCNNNNCGCAGGCGGCCTGGGACTACCTCGTGCCGCTGCTGGTCGACCTCGGCGTGCTCTCGCTGGTCGATCAGGCGGCCGTGGCCACGTGGTGCACGACCTGGGCGCACTGGCGGCGCCTGGGCGCACTGGCGGCGATGCGTGGATGTGCTCGAGCGCGACGGCCTGACGTACGCCGAGACGACGCGCGAGGGGCACGAGCGTCTGCTACCTCGTCCGGAGGTGGCGATGCAGATGGGGTACGCGGCCGAGCTCCGGCAGCTGGGCGACCGGCTCGGGCTTTCGCCGGCCGCGCGTGCTCGTCTCAACGCGGTGGTGCCGGCCGACCCGGGGGCGAAGGAGCGTCCGAAGCCGAAGCCGTGGCAGGTGATCCCGGGGGCCAAGGCGAAGAAGGCGAGTGGGTAGCGTGGCCGTACGTCGACCGACGGCGCGTCGCAAGCGCACGACCGGGCGTGTCCCGACGAGTCCTGAGAGCGAGCGGGTTCCGAAGCCGACCGTGGTGGAGGCCGGTCGCGCGGCGCTGCGGCACGTCAACGGGTGCGAGCGTCGGTTGGAGGATGAGCCGTGCGTCGAGTGTGCGTCGGCGATCGAGCGGCTGGCGCGCTTCGTCCCGCAGTACGACCCTTGGCGGGATGCCGGGGACTGCGTGTTTGACGTCGGGCTAGCAAGAACGGCCCTTGGCTTCTTCGCCGATCACCTGGTCTTCATCGAGGGGGACCGGGCCGACACGCCGTTCGTCCTGGAGCCCTGGCAGGCGGCGCTTGTGGTCAATCTGTTTGGGTGGCTGCGCCCGGAGGGGATTCGGCGTTATCGGGAGTTCTTGTTGTTCGTGGCAGCCAAGAACGGTAAGAGCCCCTTGTTGGCTGGGATTGCGCTCTACCTACTGCTCTGTGACGGGGAGCCGGGGGCGCAGGTCTACTTCGCGGCGGCCGACAAGGATCAGGCGGCGCTGCTGTTCCGTTGGGCGGCCGGGTATGTGGCGCGCAATCCGGAGTGGAGCGAGGAGTCCGGCGGGATCTGCAAGGTCTACCGGGCGTGGAAGTCGATCGAGGTCCCGTCGACCATGGGGCTGCTCCGGACCCTCTCGAGCGACGCGGACACCAAGCACGGGCTGAATGCGAACGGGGTGTTCGTCGACGAGTTGCACGCACACAAGAGTCGGGCGCTGTACGACGTCCTCAAGACGCGCACCTCTTCGCGCCGGGCGCCCGTGTTCGGCGTGATCACGACTTCGGACTATGAGCGGCCGTCGATCTGCAACGAGGTCTATCGCTACGCCTGCCAGGTTCGGGACGGGGTGATTCAGGCGCCGCACTATCTGCCGATCATCTACGAGGCCGATCCGACCGACGACATCGCGTCGCCGGCGACCTGGCGCAAGGCGAACCCGAACTTGGGCGTGTCCGTGCGGGAGGATGCGCTGCGGGAGGAGTCGGCGCGGGCGGCGACGTCGCCCGGGTACCGGGACGAGTTCCTTCGCACGAACCTCAACATCCGGACGAACGCGAAGGTGTCGGCGATCGACACGAAGCGGTGGAGCCTGTGCACCTCGGGGGCATCGGGGGGCGTGCGCTCGATGTCCTTCCTCGCCCTCCGCGAGTTCCTTCGGGGTCGCAAGTGCTGGGGCGGGCTGGACCTGGCGAGCACGCGGGACCTGGCTTCGATGGCGCTGTTCTTCCCGTCCGAGTGTGCGGCGCTGTGGTGGCACTGGTGCCCGCGGGACTCGGCGGCCGACCGGGAGCGCAACGATCGGGTGCCCTACACGGCTTGGGCCCGGGCCGGGGCTCTTCGGTTGACCGGATCTGGCCCGGACGAACGGTCGGTCGACTACGGAGCCATCCGGGCCGACGTGGTCGAGGCCGTGGCCGACTACGACCTGGTCGAGCTGGCCTTCGACCGGTACGGGGCGAACGAGACGGTGACGGCGTTGCGGGACGTGCATGGGATCCCGATCCTGCAGTTCGGGCAGTCCTTCGTGTCGATGGACCCGCCGGCGAAGGAGCTCGACCGAATCGTGAACGGCCGGGCCATGCTGGCCCACGGCGACGATCCGGTGGCCTCTTGGGCGGCGAGCAACGTGGTCTGGGAGGTGAACCGGGTGGGCGGGTGGATGCCGAGCAAGCGACGGAGCACGGAGCGGATCGACCCGATCGTGGCGCTGATGATGGCCATGGGGGCTCACCTGCTGTCGGTGGCCGAGGGCGCGGCGCAGGCGCCGTGGGTGGCCAGCGTCGGGACGACGGTTGCGGCCCCGGCCCAGCCTCCCCAGGAGGCGCCGAAGCTGGAGGAGGCCCCGAAGAGGCGCCGGCGTCCGTCGAGTCAGCCGGCCCCGATGGAGCCGGAGCCGGAGCCGGCGGCCGTCGAGGCGCCGACGCATCTATCGGAGGAGCAGCGTCGGCTCGAGGAGTGGCTGTGGGGTGACGAATGATCGGCGACTACGCTCTCGGAATCGGTTAGGAGGGATCCATGGCATCGTCTGGCCCCAAGCGCCCCAGATCGTCGCGCAAGCGCAGTCCTCCGGCCCGTGGCCGCAAGGCCGGAGTCTCCTGGAGTTCTGGCGGCGGGGCCATGGTGCTATCGTCCCCCAAGACGATGAGCGGGGAGAGGGTGACGCCGACGAGGGCACTGAGCCTCCCGGCCTACTTCGCCGGTCTGCGCAACATCAGCGAGGACCTGGCGTCTGTGCCGCGCTCGGTCGTCGAGCGTCTGTCGCCTAGGGGCCGGCGCCCGCTGGACGACCATGTCGTGACTCGGCTGCTCCATGAGGCCTTCAATCCACATTGCGACGCCTTCGTCGGCGTGCAGACTCTGACGCATTGGGCGCTGGCGTACGGCAACGGGTGCGCCGAGATCGAGTTGGACGACCGCGGCGAGATCACCGCGATCTGGCCGATCAACCCGACGAGGATCCGGCTGACGTTCGAGGGCGGGGAGCCGGTCTACGTCGTGTCGGTGGACGATCTGCTTGGCGAGTCCGGCCCACCCGTGACGTACCGTCCGGAGGAGATTTTCCATCTGCGCGGGACGGGCGATCAGTGGCAGGGCTGGTCGGTGGTGCAGTTGCAGGCCGAGGCGCTCGGGCTGGGTCTGGCGGCTCGCGGGTTCGCGGCCTCCTTCTTCGGCAACGCGACGGAGCTCGGCGCAGTTGTGACGCTGGCCGGGCGCGTTCCCCGTCCGGAGCGTGAGGCCTTCCGGGCTGATCTGCAGTCTCACTATTCCGGCGTGAAGCGATCTCATGGGGTGTTGGTGCTGGACAATGACGCGAAGATCACCCGGCTTGGGGCGCCTCCCGGGGATGTGCAGCTCTTGGAGACGCAGGGCTGGTCACTCGAGGACGTGGCGCGCATCCTGCGCTGCCCCCCGCACAAGATGGGGCATCGCAAGCAGGCGGCCGGTTGGTCGACGTTGGAATCGGAGAACATCGACTATGTCACGGACACTCTGATTCCGTGGGCCGTTCGATGGGAGAAGGAGGCGAAGCGGAAGTTGATGCGTGGCGAGTCGGGCCGATCGGTCGTGTTCTTCTTCCAGGGCCGGCTCCGCGGCGACTTCAAGACGCGCACGGAGGGGTATCGGTCGCTGATTGGGGCGGGCGTGCTGACGCCGAACGAGGCGCGCGAGCTCGAGGACCTCAACCCGTCGAGCGATCCGGGCGCCGACCTGCTGTGGATGCAGGGGGCCATGGCTCCGATCTCTCGTCTGCGGTCCGGTCCGGTGGCGCCTGTGGGGCCTGACTCCGGGCGTCGCGACGAATCGGCCGGGGCGCGTGCGGCCGGGTCCATGCTCGCCGACTGGGTCGGCCGCAAGGCGGCCTCGGCCTTCACGCGCGCGGCCAAGCGACACGAAGGCGACATCGAGGCCTTCCGCGCTTGGTCGGCCGGGTTTGTTGATGAGGTCCAGTCGGATCTCGTGGCCCGGTCGGCTCCGGTGCTCGAGGATCGCGGGGCCATCTGGGGCCCGGCGGCCGCTCGTCGTATCGGGGACCTGATGATCGCCCGCTTCTGCGATGGTCTCGGAATTGCGGCCGAAGAGGTCTCAGCCAGCCTGCTGGCATCCTTCCTGGAGGTCGTCTGATGTACCTACCCGAGTGCGTGGGCAGCCATCTGGGGATGTGGGCGATGGAGCCGAGCCGTCTCCGCGCGCTGGTCGGGGCGGCGCAGGCGCGGCTGCTGCCCATGCGCGCGGCCGTGCAGCGTGTCGACGGCGGGGTGCCGATTCAGGTGCAGAAGGGCGGCGTCGGCATCATCCCGATCTCGGGCGTGATGATGAAGGGGGCGAGCAAGTTCGAGGGGACGACGAGCACGGCCATGATTCGGCGGTCGGTGCGGCAGGCGATGGCCGACGACGAGATCCGGTCGATCGTGCTGCTCGTGTCGTCGCCGGGCGGGTACGTGGACGGCACGGCCGATCTGGCGGCCGACGTGGCGACGGCTGCGGCACGCAAGCCGGTCGAGGCCTACATCGAGGACATCGGCGCCTCGGCTGCCTACTGGGTGGCTTCCCAGGCGAAGAAGGTCTGGGCCGGGCCGACGGCGCTGGTCGGGTCGATCGGGACCTACCACGTGCTGGTCGACGAGTCCAAGCGCCTCGAGGCCGAGGGGATCACGGTGCACGTGATCGCGACGGGGGCGCACAAGGGCGCGACCGAGCCGGGCCTCCCGGTGACGCCGGAGGTGCTTTCCGAGCAGCGACGGATGGTCGAGGACCTCAACCGACACTTCGTGGACGGGGTGCGCCGGGGCCGCAGCCTGACGTGGGCGCAGATGGAGGCCGTGACGACCGGGCAGGCCTGGATCGCCGCGGACGCGCAGCGCCTGGGGCTCATCGACGGTGTGCGGTCGATCGACGAGGTGGTCGAGGGCCTCTCATCTCGGGGCGCCAGCCGCCGGGCTCTGTCCGTCTCGGCGGCGGCACGGATCCGGCTGGCCGGGGGGTGACCGAGAACTTTTCTCTAGCACGCCCAACTAGATCGGTTAGGTCAGTACCTGTCTGGCTGGTCTAGACGCAGAGCCGTCTAGATGGCCGCTGAACATCCCCTGATCCCGCACGCAGAGCCGCGCGGTCTGTCTCCCCCGGAGTCCCGGGGTGGGCGGATCGCGCGGCTTTTTTCGTGCCCGGAGTTCTCCGATGCCCGCCCCCGCCATCCCGACGCTTCAGGACCTGCTGCGTGAGCGCGCGGCCAAGGTCGATCGCTCCAAGGCCATCCTCGCCCAGGCCGACGCCGAGAAGCGCGACCTGACGGACGAGGAGATGGGCGAGGTGGAGGCGCTCACGACGGAGACGGACGCCCTGACGGCCCAGATCCGGGCGCAGCGCGGCGAGGGCCTCAAGCAGCGGGTCGCGGCGCAGTCGGGCGACCGCCTGACGGCGCCGAAGTTCCGCGAGCCGGCCTCGACGGCGCAGATCGGCTCGCTGGTCGCGCGTGAGGCGTGGCGGGACGACCCCAAGCGCGGGTTCGCGACCCTGCGGGACCAGTGCCTCGCGGTGATGGACTACGAGGTCCGCGGGGTGGTGAGCCCGCAGCTCGAGTCGCTGCGGATGACGGCCGGGAGCGACGAGGCGTCGGGCAACTCGGGCCCCTACGGGGACTTCCTCGTGGCGCCCGGCTTCAACGCCACGCTGCTGCAGGTGAGCGCGGAGACCGATCCGGTGGCCGGTCTGGTGACCCGGATCCCGATGGGTTCGCCGTCGATCGAGCTGCCGTACCGCGTGGACAAGGACCACGCCACGTCGGTCTCCGGCGGGCTGCAGGTGTACCGCCGCGCGACGACGCAGAGCGTGTCGGCCAAGCGCGTGGCGATGGGCAAGCTGACGCTGCGCGTCGGCTCGATGATGGGCATCTCGTTCGCGGAGGAGGAGATCCTCGCCGACTCGGCCATCTCCTTCGCGGCGCTGCTCTCGATGGGCTACGGCGAGGAGTTCGGGGCCAAGAAGCTCGACGAGCGGATCAGCGGGGTCTCGGCGAGCGGCGAGTTCCAGGGCGTCCTGACCTCGCCCTGTCTCGTGACGGTCTCCAAGGAGTCCGGGCAGACGAGCGCGACGCCGGTCCTCTACGAGAACGTGACCAAGATGCGGTCGCGGTGCTACGGCTACGGCCGGGCCGTCTGGCTGGCCGGCCCCGACCTTCTGCCCGACCTGCAGAAGATGAACCAGCAGGTCGGCGTGGGCGGCGTTCCGGCCTGGCAGGTGTCGGCTCGCGACGACGCGCCCGACACGCTGCTCGGCCGCCCGATCTACTTCACGGAGTTCTGCAAGTCGCGCGGGTCGGCCGGCGACCTGATCCTCGGGAACTGGTCGCAGTACCTCGAGGGCGTGCTCGGGACGCGCGAGGCGGCCGAGTCGGTGCACGTGCGCTTCGAGGCGCACGAGCGCGCGTTCAAGTTCGTGGAGCGCAACGCGGGCGCCTGCTGGTGGGACGCTCCGCTCAAGCCCCGGAACATGCAGTCGCACACGATGTCGCCCTTCGTGGTGCGCGAGGCGCTGTAGTCCTCGGCCCCATCCCATCGACCCAGACTGGAGATTTGACATGGCCAGCGCAGTCGCCAGCGAGATCATCGGCGCCAACCTGCTCCTGATGGCGTACGACCACGACCCGGGCGCGGACACGGCGATCATCACGTCGCCGGACGGCGGGACGACCAAGCGGGTGATGGATCTCTCGAACGGGATCCGCGCCTTCGGCGTGCAGGTTCGCCCGACGATCGTGGCCGGGAACGGCGTGGTCAAGGTCGAGATCGTGGCGGCCGAGAACGCGGCCATGTCGGCGAACCTGACGGTGATCAAGGACTCGGGCGCGATCGTGGCCGACTCGCTCAACGACGTCGTGTTCCTCGAGGCGCTGGCTTCCGAGATCCGCCAGTTGGGGGCCGCGCTGCGCTACGTCGCCGCTCGGATCACCATGGCGACTTCCACGGACGAGGCGAACGTGACCTACATCGGCTGGGAGCCGCGGTTCAGGAAGACCGGGCTGACGGCGACGCTCATCACCTGATCCTTCCCGCGGGTGATCGCGGGCGACCGGAGACACGACGATGGAAACCTTCCACGCGAGCGCCGACGGCAAGACGGTCTTCGTCGAGGCGGGCGGCAAGGTCGAGGTGAAGGCCGGGGCTACGCTGGAGGTCGCCGGCGTCGAGATCAACGACTCGACGCTGGCCGTGAACGACCTCGACGCGAGCGCGGATGAGCTGAACTTGCTCGAGGGGATCCCGGGCGGGGTCTCGTTCTCGGCGGCTCCCGGTGCGGCCGACATCTGCGAGGTCACGGTGCAGGTGCTCGACGCGGCCGGCGAGCCGCTGGCCGGGATCTTCGACTTCGAGATCTGGCTGTCGGGCGCGGCGACCGGGGCCGGCCTGACGGGCACGACGGCGAGCGGGGCGGTGGCCGTGAAGTCGGCGAGCGGCTACGACCTCGCCGCGCTGGTCGCCAAGAAGCTGATCCGTGCGCAGACGCTGGCCGACGGGAGCTACATCCTGTCGATCGAGGCGTCGGCGAAGACGGGGTACTACGTGGCCGTTCGGCTGCTGGGCAGCCCGGCCGTTCGCGCCGTGTCGGCGCAGCTCCAGACGGCCGACTACGGCTCGGGCTCCTGATGACGGTCCCTCGTCTGCCCCGGGCCCTGTACGAGTCGGCGACGCTGCTGGCGTCGGCCGCTCGTGCGGTCACGACCGGAGCGAACGGGGACGAGGTACGCCTTCCGGTTGCTCCGGCCTACGGGTTCGTGTTGAACCTTACGGCGGCTGCGACGGACGCCGAGGACACGCTCGACGCCTACGTGCAGACGCTGGTCAATGGGGTGTGGGTGGACGTCGTCCACTTCACGCAGATGCTCGGGAACGGCGGGGCGAAGCGGTACTTCGCGAAGGTGAGCGCCGGGCTTGCCGAGGCGATGTTCGAGAACGGCTCGTCGCTGGCGGCTGGGGCCGTGCGGCACCTGTGCGGGGACGCCTGGCGTGTTCGGTGGGTCATCGTGGACGCGGACGCGGACGGGCTGTTCACGTTCTCCGTGTCTGCGGTGCCGATGTGACGCCATGGGCCTCGTCCTCGAGACCGGACCGGAGGTCGAGCCGATCGACCTGGAGTCGGCCAAGACCTATCTTGGGGTCGACGGGTCCTACCGGGATGCGGAGATCCTCGACCTGATTGCGGCCGCGCGCGGCTACATCGAGCGCGACACGGGTCGATTCTTGCTCACGCAGGCGCACACGCTGATTCTCGACCGGTTCCCGTGTGTCGATGACCCGAGCGGCGGGATGATCGAGATGCACTTCGGGCCCGTGCAGTCGGTGGAGATCGAGTATCGGGACGAGGGTGGCGTCTTGCGGACGCTGGATCCGACGTCCTATCAGCTCGACACCTCCAACCCGGTTGCCCGGATTGCCTGTCCGGACGGCTGGCCTTCGACGCGGGAGGGTCTGGGTGCCGTGTCGATCTCGGCCGAGGTGGGGTACGGCGACGCGGCGTCCGACGTTCCGCCCTCGCTTGTGCAGGGGGTTCGGCTCGTGCTCGGGCACTGGTTCCGCAACAAGGAGGGCGTCGTGACCGGAGTGGTCTCGACGGCCGTGCATCACGCGCTGGACGCGATCATCGGGTCCTATCGGATCCCGTAGGAGACGACATCATGGCGAACATCACCTACGACACGGACGACGTCCTGAGCGCCGGCGGCGGCAACCAGGAGCACCGGAGGGCGGGCGAGTCCCTCGGCGTCGGGGTGCCGGTCTATGTCGACGCGACCGGCAAGGTGAAGGCGGCCGATGCGGGCGCTGCGACGGCGGCCGAAGCGGCCGCGACGCACATCACGCTGACGGCGGCGGCCGAGGGGCAGCCGATCACGATCCAGCGCGGTGGCCGGATCGACTACGGCGCCGACGTCTTCACGCCGGGCGTGGCCTACGTGGTGGCCGACGGCGGCGGGATCGCGCCGATCGAGGACCTGGCCGAGGAGGACGTCTACCTGACGCTGGTCGGCGCGGCGGCGACGTCCTCGCTGCTGCTCGTGGCCGTGCTGGCGAGCGGGTCCAAGGTGCCGGTGACGCCGCCCCCGCCGCCCGAGCCGGAGTGATGGCGCTCGCGGCCGGCAAGCTCCGGCATCGGGTGATGCTGCTTCGGGCGACCGAGTCGCGTCGCGCGAGCGACGGGCAGGTGGTCCGCGAGTGGGTCGACGTCGAGCCGCGGTGGGCTCGGGTGGACGACCTGTCGGCCGGGATGGTCTACAAGGCGGCCGCGGCCGGGACCCGGGTGAAGACGATGGTGACCCTTCGCGAGCCGGTCGACCTGACGCCGCTTGTGTCCGGGATCCGGTTCGAGTCTTGGGGCCGGGTGCGCACGCTGGGGGTGGTCGAGGTGCGCCGGCGGCCGGAGGCCGACTACGTCGAGGTCTTCTGCCTGGAGGCGCCCTGATGGCCAAGGCCTTCGTCGCGCTCCGTCTGGACGGCCACGAGACGGTCGTGCGCGCCTTCGGGATGCTTCCGCACGCGGTCCAGGGCCGCGCCATCCGCCCGGCCCTGCGTGCCGGGGCGGCCATCGTGCGCGACCGGGCGAAGGCGCTGGCTCCGCGGGACAGCGGTCGTCTGGCCGGCGGCCGGTGGACGCTGCGAGCGGCCACGCGGCGCCGCAACCTGGTCGGGGTGCGCGTGGCCGTGCCGACGCGGGGCGAGCTGCGGATCCCCGAGAAGGCACCCGGGTTCTACCCCTACTCGCAGGAGTTCGGCTGGCGCGCTGGCGGCCCCCGCAAGGTGGGCCCGCTGGATCTGGGCGCGCGGGTCCTCAAGCGGGATCGTCGCGGGCAGCTCTACCGAGCCAACCAGTTCACGGCGCGCGAGGCGCGGCAGACGGCGACGGCGCATCGGCGCAAGGTGCAGGGGCGGCGGTTCATGGGCGCCGCGCTCTTCGGGGCGCGAGCCCAGGTGATCGACACGGTCGGCCGTGAGATGGCCAAGCGGATTGCGACGCTGTCGCCGTCCGTGCTGGCGGCGGCTTCGCGCGAGGGGGAGGCGTCGTGACCCCCTCGAGCCCGACCGGGATCCGCTCGGCCGTCTACGCCTGGCTGCTGGCGAATCCGACGCTGGTCGGGCCGGACGGGTGCTTCGGCCCGGCTGCCAACCCGAGGATCTATCCCCACTGGGCGCCGAATGGAGTGATCCGCGAGGGCCCGATGGTCGTCTACAAGCGGTCGGACGCCCCGGGGGAGCGGAGTCTGCGGGGCCACAACGGGCTTCGCTTCGCTACGTTCGACTGCGAGGTCTGGGGCCTGTCGAGCGCGGCCGTCGAAGATGCGACCGAGCGCTTGCGCGCACACGTGGAAGGTGCGGCGCATACGGTCCATGGTAGGATTGCAATCCGTGGCGTCGAACTGCTTGGCGAGGTCGACGACGCTGCGCGCCTAGAGGACGGCACCGAGGAGACCGCTGCGGTCTCGGTCCTCACGACTCGCCTCTCGTACGTGAGTACGTCTGGAGGTGTCTGATGGGCGCGGATGTCGGCCAGGGCACGACCCTGGAGTTGGTGGGCTTGGGGACCTTCAACGTCTCCGGTCTGACGATCCCCGAGGTGGCGATCACGGCGCATGACGTGACGCGTCTCTCGGACACGGAGCGTCGCTTCATCCCCGGTCGCGTGAAGGCGAACGGCACGATCCGGGCGCGCGGCTACGTCGGCGAGGACTTGGAGCCGACCGTCGGGTGGGCCGGCGAGGCGCTCGTGACGCTGCCGGTCGGCGTCGGCATGACCTCCCCGCGGTCGTACCGCTACGCCGGGTTCGTGAGCCGGGTGGGCGAGGTGACGGCCGATCCCGACGGCGTCCTCTCGTACGAGTTCGAGTTCACGGTCAACACGCGCGTCGTGACGGCGGAGTACTGACCGTGGGCTTCCTGACGCGCGAGGCGATCCTCGCCGCGTCGGACCTCAAGCGCGAGACGGCCTCGGTGCCCGAGTGGGGCGGCGAGATCATCATGGGCGAGATGTCCGGCGTGGATCGCGAGGACTGGGACGCCAACCAATACCGCCGCCAGCGGGCCGAGGAGGCCGCGGCTCGCGTCGAGAAGCGTCCGGTCGACCCGACCGCGGCCTCGCTCGGGGCTTCGGCGCGTCTCGTGGCCTGGACGGCTCGCACGCCCGAGGGCGGCGACCTCTTCGCCGTACGTCGCCCGGATGGCCGGATCGACGTGGCGGCGACCGAGGTCGTGGCGGCGCAGCTGGCGCAGCGATCTGGGGCCGTGCTCGACCGGCTGGCTCGCGTGGCACACGACCTGTGCGGCTGGGGCGCCAAGGCGATCGAGGCGGCCGAGGGAAACTCCGACGGGATCCGGTCCGCGTAGCCCGCTGGGAGGCCTGCGCGGCACTTGGGATCCCTTCTCCCCGCCATCTGGCGGCTCTTCTGACCTCATCGGAGATGACCGAATGCACGGCCTGGCTGCTGCTGACCGAGCGGCTCAAGCCTTGGCGGCGAGCGCCCGGGGAGCGTCGTGCGCGTCGGGGCGGATCGGCGCCGTCTGCGCCCGTCCTGCCCGTGACGGCCGCGACGCTGGAGGCGCTCGGCTCGCGCCTGCCGGTCGTGCGCCGGGCCGGGAAGGAGTGAGCCATGTCTAGGGGTGGAGGATCGGCCGGCACGCTGACGGTCACGGTCGGGGCCGAGACGACGCAGTTCGAGCGCAACATGCGGGCCGGTGAGGCGGCGACGAAGCGCTTTGAGTCCACGACGGTGGCCTCGAATCGTGCGGTCGTGCGGTCGTGGGAGGCCATCGACGCGGCGCAGAAGCGCGTCGGGCTGTCGATGGGGCGCTTCACGTCGAACATCGGTCGGATGGCCGGTGGATTGACGATGCTTTCGGGTGCGGCCGGAGGTGCGGCGAACACGATCGGCGGGGCGCTCACGCGGTCGATGGGCGCCTTCATGTTGGGTGGGCCGATCGGGCTGGGGTTCCAGGCGATCGTCGAGGGGGTGTCCTGGCTTGGGCGCGACGGGAAGTCGGCGACCGACCGGGCGGCCGAGTCGGCGAGGCGCTATGCGGACGAGATGGAGCGGGTGGCGCGAGCGGTGGCTGAGTCGCGCGGCCGGATCGAGGGGCGCGGGCTGTCGGCGCGCGCCGAGTCTCTTGGCGTCGATGCCGACTTCCTTGGGCGCAAGGAGGGGCTGGAGGCGGCGATCGCCGATCGGGAGAAGGCGTCTCGCGCGGCCGGGAACAAGGCTCGGTTGGCTGCGGAAGCCGTGCGGTCGGCTGAATCTCGGGTGCAGCAGGAGCGCTCGACGTTCGGGGTCCCGTCACTTTCGGCTCAGAACGACCTGAAGGCGAGGGAGGCCGCGTACGAGAAGGCGATCGACGAGCAGCGCAAGGCCGAGGCCGATCTCGCGGTCTTTCGGATGGACCTCGATCAGACGGTCGCCGAGCACAAGAAGAGGGTGGCCAAGAAGGCGAAGGAGGACGAAGAGAAGCGCGGCAAGGAGGGCTACGCCGAGTGGAAGGAATCGCAAAGCTTGATCGAAGCCATGATGGCGCGGCTGACGAAGATTCGTAACGACCAGCTCGAAAGCGCGAAGAAGGCCGAGGAGTCGTGGCAGGCGAACCGAGAGAAGGTGGTGAGCCGGATGATGGCGCAGCTCGACGACGCCGAGGCGTCTCGGCAGCGGACGCGTTCGGCGATGAAGGCGGCCAACGAGTCGATCGCTGAGGCCGAGGCGCGTCGGATGCGCGACATGCAGGCGACGACGGAGATGCAGCGCCTCCAGAACCGGCACGCCGACGAGCTGGCCGCGCTCCTCGAGCGACAGGTCGACTCGACGGCCACGCTGGCGCGGCAGGCGGCCGAGGTGGCCGCGCTCAAGCGGTCCGAGGCCCTTGCGGCCAACGCGGCCGCCGAGGCCACGATGCGGCAGGCCGAAGCCCAGCGGCAGGCGGCGCACGCGGCGGCCGCGACCGAGGAGCGCGTCAAGCGAGCGGCGGCCGCTTCGGCGCGGTCGGCGCAGTTGGCCGCTTACGGCTCGGGCTACGGCCCTCTCGCCATGGCTCGCGACGCCAGGCGGTTCTCGCGCAACGTCGAGCGCGGGCTGCGCCACGAGGCGAACCTGGGGGCCGAGCGTCGGGAGTCGATGGCCTATGGGACGGTCGGCGCGCCGCAGTGGACGGTGGACGCGGCCGGGAATCTGGCCCGCAACGGACTGTCTGACCCCTTCGCTTCCGACCTCGGGTCGCTCTACAACCGCCCGCGCAAGGAGACGCCGATCTACGACTACGCGGCGCCCGGGCTGCTGATGCCCCCGCCGCCCCTACTGGCCGAGGACAGCAACGGGCGTCCGCTGGCCGGGCCTCCGATGCCGGTTGGTGGCGGCGAGGTGCTCGGGCTGGGTGCGGCCGGGGGCTCTCGCGGCCTCGCAGGCGTCACGGACGAGTGGCGTGCGGCAGCGACCAAGGCAGGCGCGGCCGGCGATGCGGCTGACGAAGCGGCCGACGAGGTGACGCGAGCGGCCAGCGAGGTTGCCGACGGGGCCGGTGGAGTGGCCGATGGGTTGCGCCGCACGGCCGATGGCGTGGAGCGCATGGCCGATGCGTACGCATCCATCCGGTCGGATGTCGATGATCTCAAGGAGCGAGTCGAGGCGGCCGAGGCGGCCGCCTTCCTCGGTGGCTGATGGGCCACAAGCGCGCCATCTACGGGAGCCTGCGGCTGTGGAGCCACGCCCGGCGGCTCGAGGCCGAGGAGGACCGCGCCAACCAGCCGCAGGTCGTGCTCGGGGTCGATCAGGACCGGGCGCTCGTCCTGCCCGACTCGCCCAACGCTCACGGCACGATCAGCGTCACGACCTGGGGCGAGCCGCGGTCGGTCAAGACGCAGGGATCGTGGATCTCCCAGCAGGCGGCCATCCGGGCCGCCCTGCGTGCGCGCCAGCGCATCGGATGCCCGCTCGTGTGGGTCGAGGACGACGCCTACTCGGCCGTGCTCGCGAGCGGCGCCGGAACGTCCTACCAGACGACCGAGGCGCATCCGTTCGCCGTCGGCGACTGGCTCTACTTCTACCGACCGTCCGAAGAGCACTACGAGTCGGACGTCCGCGCCTTCGGCTGGGCTCGGCTGACCACCTTCCCGACCGTGCCGGGGACCGGGCTCGAGATGTTGTCCGACCCGGGCACGGCGCACTACTCCCCGGCCGCCGGCGATCTGGTCGTGCGCGTCTCGTCGCTGTTGTCGCCGCTCTACGTCGGGCCGGTGCGCTTCGGGCGTGCCGTTCGCGGGGACTACTACTCGCCCGAGATCACCTGGTCCTTCCACGGGATCCCGTCGACCGAGATCCACCGCGTCGAGGGGAGCGTCGTGTCGGCCGTCGTGCCGCCGACGCCTGAGCCGGAACCGGAGCCGCCCGACGAGGAGGAGGACGACGACGAGGAGCCCGAGGTGTGACCGACGCCGTCCGCCTCTACCGTCACGACTTCTCCGGGCCGGATGTGCCGGGCGTGGTCGACGCCTGGCCCGGGTTTGAGCTCCCGCTCGAGCAGGATGGCGCGCGGCCGCTGCTCAACCCGCAGAGCGGATTGCAGAGCGGCCTCAACGCTCCGCTCGATCCGTGGGTCAACCAGCCCTTCATCCCGACGATCGACGGCGGCGGCCATGGCATCGGGCCCTTCGGGATGAGCGCCTTCGCGTACCTGTGGGCGCTGCGGTCGGAGTACCGCCCGGGCCGATCGGACGTGCGCTCGACCGTGCGGGCGCGCTGGACGCGTCCGGGCAACTCGACCTACGGCCACGGGGTCGGTGCGATCGCCCGATTCCGCAGCGTGCGCGACTATGCGGTCGCTCGTGTGGTCGCCAACGTCAACGGCACGCCGACGCTTCGCCTCTTCACGGTCGAGGACGGGGTCGAGACGGCCCGCGGCGATCCCTACTCGGGCGCCGGGCTGACCGAGAACGACCTGGCCGGAGGGGTGGGCGTCTCGCTGGTCGCCGAGGACGCGGCCGACGGCACAACCACGCTGCGCGCCTATCTGGGCGGGAGCGGGGCGGCCTCCCGCGGCGTGCAGCGCGTGGCCTGGACGGGCGCCCTCCCGTCGCTGCGCGGGTCCTGGGGAACGGGCGTCGAGCTGTCGGGCGGCGTGAGCGGGGACGACGTGCAGGTGCTCGAGCACGCGGTCTACGACCTGTCGGACGGGTCGGGAGTCGGGCTCGAGGACGGGACCGGGTGGGTGCTCGAGGTGGACGGGGTGCGCTACACGATGCCGGCCACGCGCGGGGCCGAGCCGCCGATCAGCGACCTGGAGGTGACGCAGACCTTCCCGGCGGCCGGCGGCGGCTGCACGGCGACGATCGTGGCCGACGGGACCTGGTCGCTCGAGGCCGGGCTGCGCCCGGGCCGCCGCGTGGTCGTCTACCACCACGGGGCCGTGCGGTTCCGCGGGCTGGTCGTCTCCGGGTCGGCCTCGGCGTCTCCGGCCGGATCGCAGACCTGGACGTGCATGGATGCCGTCACGCTGGCCGGGCTGGTCGACGTGGCCGAGGACGACGGCACGGCGACGCTCGCCTTCAACGTGGTCGACAAGGCCGACGACACCTACCGGAGCGACCGGCAGGGGATGACGCTCGGCGACGTTCTCGCGTTCCTCGGGGAACGCTATCGGGCCGCTCTGGCGCTGGTGGGCGCCGCCCCGACGGACGGGTCGCCCGTGTTCGATGTCGAGTCGCTGGCAGCGCTCGACGCCGTCTACCCGGGCCTGACCGTGTCGGGCTCCTTCGCGGCTGCCGTACTGCAGGTGCTGGCCAAGACGCGCAAGTGGCAGGTCTACGTCGATCCGGCGACGCTGCGATGGGAGCTGCGCGACCTGACCGGGGCGGCCCTCGACACGATCGAGTGCACGGCCGAATGGGTGCGTCCGAGCACGTCGATGGACGCGCGGCGTGCCGTGACGGCCTTCGAGTTCGTGGGCACGCGCGGGGAGACGGGCGACGAGACGCTCCGTCTCGGAGTGCCCGGGTCGTCGAGCAACCTGGCGCCCATGTGGACGGCCGCGCAGGAGGCCGGATCGACCTCGGCGACGCAGGCGAAGCAGGAGATCCGCGGGAAGATCGCCGGGGCCGGGGCCGAGGCCTTCCGCGGGCAGACGCGTATCTTCCTGCTCGTGTCGGCCTCGTACGGGCTGGTCGACGATCAGTTTCGCGGCGGCTTCTGCTTCGGGCAGTTCGTGGTCGGCAACACGGCCACGAAGGTCTACTTGGCACCGGCCTCGTGGCCGGGTGACGTTCCGCCGTCGCCGGGCGAACCGTTCATCCTGACGCTGCTCGACGAGCGGGCCCAGTGGTGGCTGTCGTCGATGGGAGTCGGCAAGGCCTTCCGCGCCTACGGCATCCCGACCATCTGCGGTGTGGCGGCGACCGGTCTGGCGCAGGGAGGGCTCGACCGAGCCAAGGCCTGCGGCGTGGCGCGGATCGGCCAGAAGAACCCGCAGACGGGGATCACCTCGTACGAGGAGGTCGACTTCGGCATTCACGCGCCGAGCCAGGAGGCGATCGCGGCCGGATACTGCGATCCGGTCGTCGTGCTGGCCAAGAAGCCGGAGCGCACGATCGGGCTGGTGAACTTCCTCGGCCCCATGCCGGGCGGGTCGCCGCCGCTCGACCAGTGCAGCAATCCGGCCGTCGCCATTCCCGAGGTGTCGATCGAGGCGCGGATCAAGACGCTCGAGCCGGTGCCGCGCGTGCGCGTCCCGCCCGAGCCGGACACGTAC